TACTATGGGCGTCTGCACCGAACAAACTCGCATCAATCCACGATGGAGTAGCTGCAGCAGCAGTATTAGCTTCTGCAAGACCGAGTACGGTCGCAGTACATTCAAGTACTCCACCAGTAATTGTAAACGAGAACTGTGAAAATACGCAACCACTGTAAAGGAACCCAACACCATTACGAATGATACAGATAGATACACCCTTACCAGTTCCGCCCGGATATGTAGCTCCTTGAGCAGTTGGTACAGCCGTATAAATATACGGCCCTACACCAGACTTAGTTACCGTATGACGACTTGCATACAGTAGATACGGCAGGTAGTTAACATCTACCTCAAAGTGAATTGGCCCTTCTACGTGATACGGTGCAGGCACCACAGATGAGTACATAGCCTGCTGTCTAATCTGTGGACTGTAATACTTGGTTTCTGTGTAAATTAATGCTTCATCGAGTATAGGCATCCAAACTCCTACACCCGCAGCAGTAGGATCTACAGCAGTACCATAGACAGTTTCAATACCCACCCAAATAGCATTATTAGCACCAATGTCTGCATTAGCCATTACATATCACCTGCTACTACTTCACTAGGCGTATCACTAGTAGTATCAACACTACTATCAGCGCTATTACTAGTATTGTCCACAACATCAGGTGTTACCTCCGCTGGTTGTGGTAATAATGACTTAACTTCGTCTGGTGATAATGCACTAGATCCACTTATAGTTGCAATACCACCTGCCGGGAAAGCATCCTCAACAGTTTTTCCTTGTGATGCAACGAACTGCCTTTCGGTATCTTCACTAATCTCTACGGTATTACCATTTAAAACAACCCCGAGATTATTGATACCAAATGCGTGACCATGAGGAAAATGAGGATGCTCAAATGTAATCGTATAGCTCATTTGAACCTCCGTTGCGAAATACCGAACCAATTTAACCTTGTACTAATTATGGCCTCTCCTTTTGTTACTCTAGGAGGTAGAACACCTGCTATTTCACTTTCTACAAAACCATAAATTATATGATTGCCTAACGTCATATCTTTTTCTAGAAAAGATATAACTTTGGTTGCCAATGCTAAATCTTCGTAGTTCCTAGTAACACGATCTACCATCATATCAGCGTGCAACACATGAAATGCAGCGCGCATTCCAATAAGAAAAGTCTCTGTACTGTGAAGCGTCTTATCGAAATTCGCAGCCTGGATATGTATTGCAGGATATTTTGGGATCATTACCTCGTCATATTTAGCTACATATTCAAAGCCTAGATCACTCTTTTCTACATAGTCAGCTAAGAACTCTACAAGTTCTTCTGGCCTAGTTATGGTTGTAGGTGTGGTAGCTGCTACTGGACTCATTATTTCCTACCGAACTGACCACTAGATAATCTAGGTTGTCCAGATGATGTGAAACCAATTATTGGTAATGAGCCGAGTATATTGTAGCCCATTGGTCTAACAGATCCACCACCACCTGTGGGGAATTCTTCTATTAACTGTTCTCCAAACCAGTCATCGAACTCAGCTTCTATCAATGCTATATCAAACTCATTCAATCCTATAAATTCACGCTTTGGTAAGTTACGTCCTTTACCAGTCCCGCTCTTTAGTGCCTCTGCTTCTGCCGACGTAAATGTCGGTTTCGTCATACTAGTACGGATTTTATTTAATGCACTACCAAGAGCTCCACTTTGACTACCAGCTTGATGAAATGACATATACTCTGGTAATGCTGCCGGAACGAACCATAAAGCATCTTCACTAATTATCCAGGCATTCTCACTAGTCGCAGCTTTCTTACCAGTACCGTCTAAGACAAGTATCTCATCTTCTGGTCCACCGTGCTGTGTTTTCCACTTAAGATAATCAGGATCTAGCGGCGCCCAATCAATTCCATCTGGTCCTTTTTGTTGATCGAAGTGTATTTGCGTTGATCCTATTGCTATTTCTCTAGCTGCAAGTAACGGAGTCAACATATTGTCATATCTATTAGCCAGAGCAATCATACGTTGTTCAAACACTTCTGGCGGTGGCGACCATTCTCCTACAATAAGTGTCTCACCATCATCTAGTATGACAAAAGTGTCCGCCACATCTAACCGAATTTATCAGCCATAGTAAAGTAAGGTCCATCAGCATTTTTATTTGGCCAAAAATCAGCAGACGACATTGCGAGTGTGCTAATAACTAAAGCTACATCTGTTACAGGATCTAGTAAAGTCATAACTCCTGATTTAATGTCAGCAAGTTCTTGTATTGCCATATTGTACAGGTCTTGTGCATATGGAGGAATATTGACGCTATCTTCCGAATATGTTTTCTTGTATAGATATGCTGCGATAATTTTACCTGCTACACTTCTAATTTGGTCGGGGGTAGTAGTTGGATCAGCCCATGCTGCTAAGATAACTGGCAGGAAGCTACTAGCAAGCTGACCACGAATCAAACGCCATGCCTCTACTTGGAATTGCGCAGTATTGACATCATTGGCTTCTAACTTATCGTCAGGTAGCCAAGCATTTATATCCGCGTTGCTTGCTAGTAGCTGTGCCATTACTAAGCAGTAGCCCCACTACTAGTTGTAGTGCTGCTATCATTTGTTGCACTAGGTTCTGTATCACCAGGAGTACCGCCAACGCCAGCAATCTCAGCTTCGAGTTTTTCGCGCTCTTTTCTGAGAATGTTAAGACGATGCTCATTAGGTGACATACCCGACTGAACAACACCCTTCGGGTATTTTGTATTACGAACAGAGCCACCTTCTAAGAGAGTAGCCCATTCCTCATCATCTACATCTAGTTCATTCTGAGTAACTGTGTCACCAGGCTTTGCTATCTTCTTCTCTAATGAATCGCCTTCACCAGTATGATAGTGAATGGGCGACCATGCGTAGTACGTGGAATCATTAGCCATTTAACCATTCACCACCTTTACGTTACGGCTGCAACAGCGGTCTTGAACAGATAACCAGCAGTAGACGAAATGACCTTAACATCGTACTTGAATGAAGTACGCACTAAGTCCGTCTTACGATTATCTGCACGCCACCTATCGCTAGGCCGTGTAGAACCATCAGGATACAACTGTGCGAACGTCTTAGCGAACGTCTTAGTTTTCTGACCAGGGATAGGATCAACAAGTCCTAACCAAACATCAGTTCCCCAAAACGTCTGAATGTTCTCAACACTATCAATGTTGTCGGAGGCATTGAACTTACTATCAACAACAAAGATATTGAGATTAGCAGTAGCTCCTGGCGGTAAGCCGAGAAGCTGCTTCCAAGCTTCATTATCAGTGATAGCAGTGTACTGGAAACGAGCAATTAAGCGAGGATGATTCTCAATAATACCAACAGCATCAAACGGAATGATGAAGGTATTAGGCCAACGGCCCGTATCAAGGAAAATCCTCTGCATTGCAGTTTTCAAGTTTGTTATAGGATCACTGTATGCTGTCGAAGGTTGTCCAGCAGTTGCCAGTGCGTAGTTAGACCACTGAGTACCAGTACCACCACCCGTAAGAGTGATAGTATGGCTAGAAGGATAGTTAGCTACGTTGCGGAATGTGTTACTAACCTTCTGCTCATGCTCTAACATAATGGAGCGAGTGATGTATCCTACTGCATCTGCTTCGGGGTCAATCTGCAATGCACCACCGAATACAGGATCAGCTAAACCACCCTGAGAGATTAACTCTTGACGTTCCTCGTCGTAAATCTCAGCCGGCAACGAGTGTTCCTGCGTCTTGAAGTTATCCTCACTCCACTTCTTCGCTCCAACCGTGTTAGCCTCAGTACCCGGCTCACGGCGTGAACGATGAATTAACCAGTCTGAACGATCGAATACACGATAACGTCCTGACTGAGTTCTTACGGGAGTCTCAGGCGCAAGCCTAAGTCCGTAAATGTTCTGCTCATAAAACCCAACACTTAACTGAGTTAAGATCGGGTCTACATAAAGTGTACCAGGATCATACATTACGGCACCTTACTCCCTGCGAGTGTCAACGAGATACCTAACTCGTCACCAGCAGCACCGCCACCATTCTCGTCACAAACACCGAGAATAAAGTTACCAGTAGTGGCAGTAATAGCACGACCATCAGCAGCAGCCATAACATAGTCTCCGTTAGCAACTGTTGCACCTGCTTCGACAATCGCGCGACCATCTGTGATTACACTTGCTCCCTTACCGCGAGTAATCTCGGCAAGACTCACATTAAACAACGAAACACCCCAAGCACTTTCACCCTGAGCATCGCATTGCTTAACGCTCTCACCATCGGCGGCTGCTGCATCAATCTTTACGAACCGCTTTTTGGTAATTGCACCAGACGCATTTCTTCCTTTGGCCTGGTCAATATTCATACTAGCTGGCATTTATTCACCCCATCTCACTATCTGGAATATCAAACGTACTAGGATAAACCGGGTGCGTTACATCTACTCCCGGTCCTGTAGCTATATCAGTTTGATCTGTAATTGTAAGCCTTAAGTCAGGTACACTACCATCTTCACCTGCTGGCGGTGTAGTCCTACGCCAATTGTTCGGCGGACCTGAACTATCTGCACCTATACGAATGTCATAAGCACCACTAGTACCAGGCTCCATAAATTGACGAGGGTCTGTCATTATTACTGTGCGTGTACTCCGTGGTAGGCTTCCGCTAACTTCGGGAACTTGTCTCCTGCGATCTTTACTGCCGTTAAGTAATCTTCGATTCCATCCTGCTTCATAACTTCCGTAACCTTCTCTGCAAATGCTTTACGTACTTCTAAGACATTACCTCTCGGTACTTCATCAATGTCTGGTTCAACTTCACGCGTGGAACCCCTAGTACCGTAATCTACGATACCGTTATTAGCAATAGAATCCAGAACCTTCTTAACGCCCGGAAGATCAGCAGTACCCTCATTGAACGACTTAGCAAGTCCTTCAATTTCATCAAGCACTAATGCACTAAATCCAAGCGTAGTTGTCTCATCTGCATCGCCTTCCTTCTTAGTAAGGCGAGTCTTACTAAAAGCCTCAGAGAATTGCTTTGCCTGACGCTCCTGCTCACTTTCTTCCAACTTCTGCATTCTCTTATATTCCTCGGGGAACTGCTCTGAGAAAGCCTTTTTCTCGTTATGCGCTTTAAGAGCCTCACGCATAGGAGTGACCTCAGCGTGCATATCAGTAATAGTCTTGATAATGTCGGCATCATCGGGCAAGCCTAATGCCGTTCTAAGCTGCTTTTCAAGCTCCATATCCTGTTGTTCACCACCTTCATCTTCATTAGTGTTAGCAAGTGTATTTACTGCTTCTTCGTCCTCAAGTTCAACACCCTCTAAAGCAATCAAATCTTTTGCCTCATCTACACCCAAAGGTGCTTCAAAATCTATTACCTCATCACTGTGCGATTTATTACCTAACAAGCTTTTAGCCCTATTGATAACTCGGGCTTTAACGTTATCAGGTACTTTAGCTCTAGGAGCTAATTGAACAACTTTCTGCAAATGTTCCGTATCAAGCGATCCATCTGAATGCTTGAACGGAAACATTCTAGTACCGTCGGGCGCGATATACATATATGCGCTGTCAGGTAATCCTTTACGTTCAGCAGCAGTTAAAGTAGCGTGCTGCTTTGCCTCAGCTTCCGTGATACCGAGTTCACTAAAGTTAAGTGGTGCCATACCCTTAACGTAGGGCTTGTTAGTTAGTGCACCACCCGAAAACACTAATTCGTCCTTAGTGCCCTTCTGTGGGTGAGTGAATTCATCGTAATGTTCAGCAGACCAATAGTTCCATTCTCCTGCATCAATCTCTGCTTTTGCATTATCGGTGAACTCCACTAATCCCCACAGGCCAGGTTCGGTAAATACTCCGCGTGATTCCTCCACTACTTTAAGCTCTACTATTTCTCCAGAAGCTTTGCTGCCCTTATTCTTGTCAAGACCGTGTTCAAAGTCTGAGAAGTATTTATCATTGTAAACCTTTTTATCGAAACTCTCTTTTAACTTGGCAGCAGCATCAACATCAATTTTTGTATCGCTAAAGAAAGGATGCGTCCAACTATCGAACGGATACTGC